GCATTTACTTATGTGGGTAAGGAGAGCAACTAGTGAGTACACATGACAAAGTTGAAAAGTGCTATCTGGAATCTCGACTAACAAAATTAGAATGGCAATCAAGAGAACACGCAGATGAGATTCGTGAAGTGCAAGAGACAGCGAGAGAATTGTCAAAGGCACTTCAAGACATCTCATCGTGTTTACAGCAGATAAAGTTCACAGCATTTGGTGCTGTGGCTATGCTCCTTGCTCGTCAACTTGGGTTAGCGGAAGCAGTAGCAGTTGTATTGAGTAAATAATAATAATACCGAGGGGGAATAACACCCCCTTTTTTTACGCTCAAATCACATTAATAATACCGTAGAGGAATATATGAACTATGGAGAAATCAGCAATAACCCTCATAACTATAATGAGTAGCGTTGTCAGTATCGTAACAATGAGCGTGGGTCTTCTTTTGTTTGCTGATGGGAGATATGCTTCAGCAAATGAACTGGAAGAACTTAGAGAAGCACAACACTCCGCATTTGTGGACATGAGAATGAGGTCAATTGAGGATGAACTCTTTGACCTCCAAAGCATACCTGCTGCACAGCGCACACCGCTCGATAGAGCAAAAGTAGAGAGGTATCTCCGTGAACTTAGAGAACTTCAAGACAGCAATTAGTTTACTTTCAGAAATAACATTTTATGTCTGCCTTTGCGCTATAGCTAGTGCCTTGGCAGTCATCGTTTTACAACAAATATTAGGGATTTATTATGTTTAAATATATATTGGCTAGGTTCAGCGAGGCTAGTACTGTGAGGGGTATCATCATGTTCTTTGGGGGATTGGGTTTGACTATTGAACCTGCCCTAACAGACCAGATTGTTGCTGCCACCATTGCAGGTAGTGGAATTATTGGGATGCTCTTCAAAGACAGCAAAGACTAATGGTAGCTTCTGCTAAGAAGAAAGCGTATGACAAAAAATATAACGCTAGGCCAGAGCAATTAGCAAACAGAGCAGCTAGGGGGCGTGATAGGTATGCTCTAGGAATTCCCGTGGGTGACCCAAGAGATGTTGATCACAAAGATGGTAACCCTAGAAATAACAGTAAAAGTAATTTACGACTTGTCTCTAAAAAGAAAAACAGAGGTGAATTGCGAATCAAACAAAAAAAGAGGAAAACATGAGTAGCAAAGCATCAAAAGATATCATGGAAGAACTCCACGGTGCTGTAGCAAAAGACCTGCTAAACAAGATAGCAACAGGAGAAGCTAAAGCTAATGACCTTGGGGTTGCTGTAAGGTTCTTAAAAGATAACGGTGTGGAAGCCATAGTCGTGGAGGGATCACCACTGGCTACTTTACTTGAAAGTCTACCTTTTGACTCCAAAGATCAAATCAACGACAAAAGCAAACATTAACGAGCATCCGTTAAAAGACTTTAGAAACTTCCTGTACATGGTCTGGAAACACCTTAATCTTCCTGATCCCACACCCATACAATATGATATAGCTTCTTACATTCAAAGTGACGTAAGACGTTCTATAATCATGGCGTTTCGTGGGGTTGGAAAAAGTTATGTTACCAGTGCTTATGTAGTACACCAATTGTTACTTGATCCACAATTAAAGGTGTTGGTTGTTTCTGCGAGTAAACAAAGATCAGATGACTTCAGTACGTTTACACAACGTCTAATTATGGAGATGCCTGTTCTTAGTCATCTAATAGCACGAGAGGGTCAACGACAAAGTAAAATAGCTTTCGATGTCTCCCCGGCTCAAGCATCTCACAGTCCGTCAGTCAAGTCTGTGGGAATCACAGGTCAGCTTGCAGGTAGTCGTGCTGATCTGATTATTGCCGATGATATAGAAATTCCCAACAATAGTGCCACTCAACAAATGAGGGAAAAGCTTAGTGAAGCTGTAAAAGAGTTTGACGCTATCCTTAAACCTGATGGGCGTATAATGTTCCTTGGAACACCTCAAACAGAGATGACCCTTTATACCCTACTCCAAGAGCGTGGGTACGACTGCAGAGTGTGGACAGGACGTTACCCATCTGAAGATAAAATAGATAAGTATAGTGGTACTCTTTCACCATTTATTGAAGATAAGCTGTTACGAAAACCTGACCTCTGTGGTTCTCCCACAGACCCCCTTAGATTCGATGACGAAGACTTAACAGAACGTGAATTGTCATACGGAAGAAGTGGTTTTGCTCTTCAATATATGTTGGATACCTCTCTTTCTGATTCTGAACGTTATCCGTTAAAACTCTCTGATATCGTCTGTATGGCGTTAAATAGTAAAACAGCACCAGAGGGTGTAGTTTGGAGTAAAAGTCCAACCAACAGGCTCTCAGAGCTTCCTATGGTGGGTTTAGCAGGAGATGGTTGGTACAGTCCTATGGATATCCAAGGTTCTTGGATTCCTTATCAAGGTTCAGTCCTCGCTATTGATCCCAGTGGACGAGGTCAAGATGAACTTGGGTACGCTGTGGTTAAGATGTTAAATGGATATTTATTTGTTGTTGAGTGTGGCGGCCTTATCGGGGGTTATGATGAAAAGACTCTACAACAGTTAGCTGACATAGCTAAACGACAGAGTGTTAACTTTGTTATAACGGAAAGTAACTTTGGCGATGGGATGTTTACAGAGCTTCTTAAACCTTTTCTTACCCGGACTTACCCAGTGACTATAGAGGAAGTAAGGCATAGTAAACAAAAGGAGTTAAGAATAATAGATACCCTCGAGCCTATTATGAACCAACATAAACTTATAGTGTGTCAAAGTGTTGTAGAGAACGATTGGAAAACAATACAACAATATCCAACTGAAAAAGCACAAAAGTATTCACTGTTTTATCAGATGACACGGGTGACAAAAGAAAGAGGTGCTATAGCTCATGACGATAGATTAGATGCGTTAGCTATGGCAGTGGCTTATTGGGTTGATCAAGTAGCTGCTGATGCCGAAATGGCTATAGCTGAACGAAGAAGTGAAATGATGGATTTAGAGTTAGGTAAATTTTTAGAGGGAACAGAGAACCATAAGATGGGTGTAAGTGCCTACGATGGAGCAAGGAAAACCCCTCTTACTTGGATGTAACAAAAGCGGCACAACAAGTGTCGCACCAAAGTGGTGGTGTCCACTATATATTCATACCCTAAGTAGCCCCCTTACGGTAGAAACCCCCCCCCCCGGTTATATATAAGAGATAAGAGAGTACTATAGGATACTAAGGATAACCTATAGATAACCTAAAGATAACCTAAAGATAACCTAAAGATAACCTATAGAATCCCATAGGAATCCCATAGGAATCCCATAGGAATACCATAGGAATACCATAGGAATAGATATGGAGTACCTATGGAGTACCTATGGAGTACCTATGGAAGACTATAGTAGGTCTGGTATACAACCAATAAAGATAATTAATAAAGAATAATTAATAAACAATCAACTTACTACTATCTTTAAGTTATACTAAAGTAGTACCAAACATTTCCCTTTTACAGATATGCAAATATATAAATTACATGAAAGATAAATATGACTTTATGAATGGTTGTACTCCAGAGAACAGAAGAAACATCCCTAGTGGTTTAGAGATAGCTACCTTTGTTTATTTGTTTGTGTTTGGTGTCCTTACGGGAAGTGTGCTGTTATGTTAAGGGATTCTATAGCAGACCTTTGGGATGACCAAAACTTAGTGTTTATGGATGGTTATGATGATTGCATTGTAGGTGATTGTGAGAGATTGGGTATGCTGCCTATTGTTGCCTACGATAGAGATAAGGTCATTAAGAAGCTTGTAGATGTTCATAAGATGACCTATGAAGATGCTGAAGACTGGTATGGGTTCAACCAGTTGGGTAGTTGGGTTGGTGACAGGACTCCTTGCTTTCTTACCCCAGTGTTATAGACCTTTAGTAGTCCTTTTAGTAGTTCCTTTAGTAGTTCCTTTAGTAGTCCCTTTAGGTTTGTTGTTATTGCGCCATTGGTTTACGCCATTTTGGGGTAGTGCTTAAGTTTTTCTAGAGAAAATATGAAATGGTATCTAGAATAGAACGTTCCTGAAATCCCCCCGTTGATGTTGTTTAAACGCAACAATTAAAAAAGTCTAACATTCGCCACAATTCCCGCCTTTTTATTAGTTAACTGTTTGATTTATAAGGTTTTATTTTAGATTATTAAAGCACTAGGGTAGTCATTTACTCTTTATTATATAGGCTTGATGAAGTTTTAAAGTTTTTCTGTTTGTTCTCTATTTGTTCTCTTTTTTTGTATTTTTCTTTATCTATGAGTTTTTTTTAAATTACTCTTGACTTCTAACGGAATATGTATAAAATGTATATACATCTTCAAATAATCAAAAAAAAAAGGAGATAACTGATGGATTATGAATGGAAATTTTGCAAGGCCTGTAACGAAGAAACAGCACATACGATAGTATCCACTACACCGCTCAGGGATAGTTACATGCCCTACACATGTAAAGAATGTGAACCCGACAGGGCACTCATACCAGAGTACAAAAGCTTTAAGGAAAACACTGCTGATTTTGTGGGTTGAAATATACCCACACACTTTTTTTTATAAGTTTATTTTTTCTGATAGTCGCTTATTGTGAGCGGCTTTTACAACCATAGGAGATAGAAATGAAAAACACGACACCATCTGACGATATTAAAAAGGCCATTGATCTTATTTTCAATCAACTTAATCGAGATGAAAGTATAGTATCGGAAGCGTTTAAGCAAGCTATAACAAACCAACATCGTACGCTACAACAATTATTTTTTAAAACCTTTAATGAAGTCGCTATTGATTTTTACGATGAAGCTAATTCATCTGGCTTACGTAGCATAGATGCCCGAAATGAAGACAGTCTCTCTTTCTGTAAAAAGATAAAAGCACTCAATCACTATTTTAGATATATTTAATGGGTGCTGTCATGATTGATGATTTGGTATTATTTCTTTGCTACGCTGTTGCAGTTAATGCTGTTTTCATACTGGCGTGTATCTTGGAGAAACTGTTATGAATGAAAATACACAACGGCCGCTCAAAGTGAGCGTTTTAACTGGTAAGCTAAAACACTTTAAAGCGTTGAACACTAATACTTTGAGTAACGATTATTGCATAAAGGCACATCAAAATAAAAACAGTATATGCTTTGAGTGCTACAGCTTTAAAATGCTTGAGGGCTTAAGAAAAAACTGTGTTCCCGCTTGGGAGAACAACAGTAGAATTTTATCGACACGCTCACTAGATGCTGTTGAGATTAAAGAGCTGAAACTACACAATGAAAATTATTTTAGATATGACGCTNATGGGGAACTAATAAATGCATTACATTTTTATAACCTTGTTGACATAGCTAGGTATTATCCTAAGGTTAATTTTAGGCTATGGACAAAAAGAAGTGATATTGTTAATGAGTGCATGAAACGTTTAAACGCCCTACCCGACAATTTTAAATTAATCTTTTCTAACTCAAAAGTAGATAAACCACTAAAAAAGATACCTAAATATTTTTATAAAACTTTCAACAACGTTAGCTCGTTAGATGACACTGTTAATTGTCGAGGTGCCTGCATTGACTGTTTAACTTGCTACGACGATGATGTTAATGCTAACATTGAGCATATTATTGAAGTAAAAAAAGGTGAACAAAAATGACTAAAAAAGACAGAGAAAAAATCGCACTAGATTTTATAGCACTCCACAAGTGGGATAAAGCAGATTGGTTGCTACAATCCAAGGATTTATTGACCGTGTACGATAAATTAGTTGAGGGTGTTTTTGGTAACGTCCACTCGAATGCTGAAGGTGGTTGTGTTGTCGAAATCAGCGAGTATCAAAGTAAATCTAGGCAGACAGAGCTATACGATTTCGAACTATCGGGCGATGATTGGAATGAATTTAAAGGCATTAATGAGAATACAGGAGTGATGAAATGAGAATAATTAAAAGATCAACTGCTATGAAACTATTAAAGGATAACGACAATTATATAAAAGAAAAGTATTGCAATGGCCATTATAAGTGGACTGGTAAAGAATCCGACTACGTTGGCAAGCCAGTTAGAAAGCTAATAATCAAAGATGAAGAAATGATTGCAGTATTCGTAGAGCGTAGACACAACAACTCTGAGGGTGCTTATGCAATGATAATGTGCATTGTCGATAAAAAGGATTTATTAAAAGTGATTATCAATAGAGGTGGGAATTTAAAATAATAATAATAAAAACTTAACCGAGAAAAGTTTATAGATTTTTTATAGACTTTTCTTTTTTA